TATGCAAAAAGTTTTTGGTGTTAAAAGCGCTTTGAATGAAGGTGTGGCACTAACCTCACCTGTACCTTTTAAAGTTCGTGAACCACTTATAAATTTAGCAGCAGCACTTGATAGACGTGGTGTTGGTCTAAAACCAGAAGATGTTGCACGTAAACCTAACTATTCAGGACAACAAACATTACCAGGTGGCGATAATTACCGTGAATTTTTGTTTAAGTATGAACCAGGCAAACTTAGAACTGGCGAACCAACATATACCTATGCACATGATTTTGGATTAACATCATCACAAAGAGCTGGTGGTGTTGTGCACGCACGTGTGTCAGATAGAACAGATGAGTTTGGTAGAAGACTGATGTTTGTAGAAGAAATACAATCAGATATGCATCAACCAATACAACGTGCACTCAGAGAAGCTAAAATTACAGGAAGCAAACCTGATCGTTCACAAAGTTATGCATTTCGTCAAGACATGAGAGATTTACTGTATGGAAAAGAAATGCAAGCAAATAAACAACAATTAGATCTAATAAATCTTAAAATAGAAAATTTATTAGCTACAAATCCTAGATCACCTGCACTACCTAAATTAAGACAAGAACGTGAGAAAATTAGAGTTATTATTGCTGAGTCTATGACCAAAGAAGGTAAACAAGGTGGTGATGTAGCCATGGGTCCTTTTCAAACATCAAAAGAATACATGGAATTTGTTGCAAAGTATTTAGTGCGTGTAGCAAAAGATGGTGATTATGATGGTGTTGCGTTTTCAACACCTGCAATAAAAAACCGTAATTTATCACCAGGTGGTAGAGATTATCAAGGTAATGTTGCTGCATATGGTCCTATACTCAATGGTGCTCTAAAAGAAGCATCTAAAAAAACAGGTGCAAATTTGTTAAATACTGTTATAAAGGATGACAGGGGTAGAGTTTTTGGGCAAGTCAAAATGTTAAATCTCAAAGATAATAAAAACGTAGGAAATAGTTTTTCTGCGTATGCGAAGGGTGGAATAGTAAATGGTAGATAAAACAAAAAACCAAATAGATAAAGCTTTAGACGCAGTAGAAAAAGCGTTAGACATAGAACCGGTAGGCGAAGAAATACAATTTGAAAAAAGTGTAAACTTTGATGGTTTTGAAATACAAGAAGATGGAAGTGCAGAGATTGTTGGCGAACAGCCAATGGATCAATCACAAATTCCTTTCGATGCAAATTTAGCAGAATACATTGATGAAGACAGTTTAACCAAGTTTGCTGGAGACTTGGTTGGTGATTTCGAAGGTGATAAAGAGTCACGTAAAGATTGGGAAGATACCTATATCAAAGGGCTCGATATGTTAGGCTTCAAGTATGAAGATCGAACACAACCTTTCGAAGGTGCGTCAGGGGTCGTACATCCCTTATTGGCAGAATCTGTTACGCAGTTTCAAGCCCAAGCTTATAAGGAACTCCTCCCCCCAAGCGGCCCCGTACGTACACAAATAGTTGGTGATTCTACACCAATGGTAGAACAACAGGCAGAGCGTGTAAAAGAATACATGAACTATTACATTTTAAATGTAATGGAAGAGTATGATCCTGAAATGGATCAGTTGTTATTCTATTTACCACTATCTGGTTCTGCATTTAAAAAAGTTTATTATGATCAAATACTAAAACGTTGTGTAGCAAAGTTTGTGTCAAGCGAAGATTGTGTCATTAATTATGCAGCTACAGATCTAGAACAAGCTGAAAGAATTACACACGTTGTAAAAATGTCATCAAACGAATTAAGAAAATTGCAAGTGTCTGGTTTTTACCGTGATGTGCCAATCACATCTGGATCAGTTAGTACAAGCGATGATGTTATAGATAAAGTAAATGAATTAGATGGTGTCAGTGCTTCTAATGAAGATGATGAACACATGATTTTAGAAATGCACGTTGATGCTGATGTACCAAACTTTGAAGATACGTCTGGTGTAAAATTACCATACGTTGTTACAATAGATCAATACTCATCTACAATTTTATCTATACGTAGAAACTATGAACCAAACGATCCTAATTTTAAAAAGAAACAATACTTTGTACACTTTAAGTTCCTCCCTGGATTAGGCTTTTATGGATTTGGCTTGATTCACATGTTAGGTGGATTGTCAAGAACTGCAACAAGTGTTTTGCGACAGTTAATTGATGCAGGTACTCTTGCCAATCTACCAGCAGGATTTAAAGCACGTGGCATGCGTATACGTGACCATGACAATCCGTTACAACCAGGAGAGTTTAGGGACGTTGATGTAACTGGACAATCAATAAAAGAATCTTTGTTACCACTTCCGTACAAAGAACCAAGTCAAACATTATTTGCATTACTTGGTTTTGCTGTTGATGCAGGAAAAGCATTTGCTGCAATAGCAGATATGAAAATGGGTGAAGGTAATGAACAAAATCCTGTAGGCACAACTCTTGCACTACTAGAGCGTGGTACAAAAGTTATGAGTGCAATACAAAAGAGATTACACTTTTCACAAAGAAAAGAATTTAAACTATTAGCAAACTCAATCAAAATGTTTACACCACCTGAGTATCCATACCAGGTTATCGGTGGCAACAGAATGATTAAACAAACTGATTTTGATGATCGTGTTGATATTATACCTGTTAGTGATCCAAATATATTTTCTATGTCACAACGTGTTATGTTGGCACAACAACAATTACAGTTAGCATCAGCTGCACCACAAATGCATAATCTACGTGAAGCATACAGACGTATGTATCAAGCAATGGGTGTTGACAACATTGATGCAATATTAAAACCAGATCAAAATCAACCGGCACCAATGAGTCCTGCTGTAGAAAACGCAATGGCTATGAAAGGTAAACCATTGAAAGTATTTCCACAACAAGATCACTCTGCACATATGAAAGCACATGCTGAATTTATGTTTACAAGAATGGTACAAATCAATCCACCATTGTATTCTATGTTGCAAGCACATATGTCAGAACATGTTGCAGCGATGGCTGGTATGCAAGTTCAACAACAATTTGCAGAGCAAGAACAAAAATTACAAATGGCAATGCAACAAAGTCAAATGAATCCTCAAATGATGCAACAGTTACAAATACAAGCACAACAAATGGCTAATGAAAAAGCAAATGCTATCGCAAAAATAGAGGCTGAAATTACAACTCAACTTGCACAAGACGAAGAAGCAAGAACGAAGAGAGAGCAACAAGATCCTCTTGTAAAATTAAAACAACAAGAGATAGATCTAAGAGCAGCAGAAGTAATGTCACGTCAACAAGACATGCAAACTAAAACAGTTATGGATGCAGCAAGACTTGACATGGATCGTGATAAGATAGAAGCTGATACTACCATTAAGTTAATGGAAACAGCTGATCGCATTGACGATAGAGCTGCAAAAAATGCTTTGAGTAATTTAAAAGAAAATGTTTCTTTGACCAAAGAAGCGATGAAAAATGAAACAACAGTGAGGGCAAATGGCAGACGAAGTAAGCAAAGTGAAGAAGATCAGTGATTCTATGCAAGAAATTGATGAACTAGCAAAGAGTTTATCTAAAAAATCGGAAGACAAGTTGTTGGTTTGTGCTGCTTTATTAGCTGTTACAAGACAACATTACATTGAAGCTTTAGGAGAGGAACATACTTCCTTTATCTTTCAATCTGTTGTAGAGTCCTTCGATTATTTAAACGGTTACGGGGTCGATTTAGACGCTCCTGTAACAATACATTAGGAGGTAATATGAAATTATTGCAAGACCTATGGGCACATTTAAAAGAATGGAGTGATTGGGGCATGAAAGACTGGATTAAAGCTGGTATAGTAGCCGTAATTGTTCTTGTTGTCCTACAGTCAATGATAGGTGGTTAATGAAACCTTTTGTTGACAGACAAAGAAAATATATGGAAGCTCAAAAGGCTGCACGTGAAGAGCGTGCAGCTGAAGAGCGTAAATTTATGACAAGCTTCAATCCGAACACAGCGAAGCGTGAAGACTTTACAAGATTTAGAGAAAATTTAAAAAAACAAGCATTAGATATTATTGGTCCAACACAGGGTGGCATACTATCATCATCACAAGGTAGAGCCTTTGATAAGTTATATAACGAACCATATAGAAAAATGATGGGTATGTACATGCGTACTAATCCAAGAGACTACGAAGAAAATTTTCCTACTTCTTATGCTATACAAAGAGCGATACCGTTTGCAGCAGAAAAAGCAATGGGTGCGATAACAGGCATACCATTTTTAGGTGAAATGTTACCAAAGAGAACAAATGAATTATTAGGTGATTTAAGTTACTTAGATTACAGACCAAATAGATTAATGAATTTACCAGAAGGTTTTGCTTTTGATGATGGCAATGAAGCACTACTAGAACTTATTGAACAAATAAATCCATACGAAGCAAACTATAGACCTTTCTTCCCAATGCAAGTACCAGATTACTTCTATCAGTTCATGGATAACGAAATGTTACCATATATTTTAGGTATGGAATAATGAGCAATAGAAGCAAATATTTAGCGAGAACTTCAGCTGCAGGTGTAGGAACCAACGTAAGTGGTATTAAAGGTCCAATTAGAGATGTAAAAGCAGAAGAAGAAGCATTTGAACAATCGTTTGCTTCACAGCCAACTTTTAAAAAACAAAAAACTAGTTACACTCCACCGCAAGAAATTTACGCACCTAGGACAACGGTAACAACAGCGGACGGAGTAGACAAAACAGTGCCTACTTCAAACATGATAGGCATAGATGCTGAAACTGTAGATGATTTAGGTTTTTTTGATGAAAGATTAGATGATCCTGACAATCAATTTTTTTTATCTGATGATACATTAAGATTTTACGGCGTGGATCCTGGATCTTTTTTTATGGGTTCAGGAGGAATACAAATACCACAAGAATTATATCAAATGCTTATAGAGGGTAGTTTAGTTGGTCAAATGGAAGCAGACAATCCAGCTTTGATTGGCCTAAGAGATGAAAATAACAATCTTGTAGCAACAACGGAGTCAGGTACAGGAACTTATTCAGATCTTGAAGCTGGTCAACATCCATTATTAAGTGGATTAAAAGAATATTATGATATTATGAGTGGCAAAGCTTTTGCACCTTTTACAGGTGGTGGAGGTGGAGCAGATTTCGACATAGGTGGGGGTGGAACGTATGGAGCTGGTATAGCATCAGGTTTAACTGGCAGACCTAAACAATTAGGTGATGAGGAAGATATACCCGGACAAAAACGTTTACTTGATTATATGATTAATGTACATAAAGCAAATCCATATACAAAATTAGCCATGCGTAAAAAAGACGGTGGCTTAGCAACAATAGTAGGAGATTAACATGTGGCAATTATTAGCAAAACCATTATTAGGCGTTGCCGTTGATGGAATTAAAGGTTTCGTAGAAACAAGGAAATTGAATGGCGAAGTCAAAATTGCAAAAATTAAGGCAGAAAAGAAAAAACAAGAAGATTTAGCAGCAGGAAAAATTAAATGGGAGGCAGCAGCTGTGGATCAAATGAAAGGAAGCTGGAAAGATGAGCTAA